AATTTAATGAACTTACACTTACTGATGAAATAACTCAAAGTAAGATTGATGAAGTGTATCTTCGTATGCAAGTCATTGCTCCTAACGAGGTTCGTGTTAGAAAGAATCTTCCTCCGCGTGCGGGTGGAGATGAGCCTGTTAAGATTGGTGCTGCGGCAGCAGCAGAAGAAAATGCACAGGCAGGGCAAACAAGAGTTAGAGATGGTCAGCGTACTGCTAACGCTTCTGATACTCATGGGGATAGAAATCCTAAAGGTGAAGGTAGGAAAACACCTTAAATTTTGATTTGACAAAATTTAATGTTAACATTTAAACAAATGGAAATTAACAAAGTTTCATGGAACAATAGCGAAAAGAAAATTAATCTAGCATTTCCTATCGCTAAAGTCAACAAGGAAAAACGCACTGTTTCGGGGTTTGCGACCCTTGATAATATTGATCGTCATGGAGACATTGTTACACCAGAAGCCAGCGAGAAGGCTTTCACTCGTTTTCGCGGTAATTTGAGAGAAATGCACCAACCTATTGCAGTAGGAAAAGTGCTTTCCTTTTCTCCAAAAGAATTTTTAGATCCACAAACCAATAAATTATATCAGGGTGTTTATGTAGACGCTTATATTTCAAAAGGCGCACAAGACACATGGGAAAAAGTACTTGATGGAACATTGACAGGCTTTTCAATTGGTGGAAACATTGTTGAATCATCATACGAACCCGGCGATTCAGAAGATACAAGAGTAATTAAAGATTATGAACTTATGGAACTTAGCCTAGTTGATAACCCCGCTAACCCACTTGCCAATATTTTTTCCATTCAAAAAAATGTTGATGGAATGGTACTTAAGGGTATGGCAGCAGAAACTGAAATTGAAAATGTTTTTTGGTGTAATACTGATTTAGTTGCTACAACTTCAACTGCATCTTTTTCTGATTGTATGTCATGTGGTGATTCCATGACTAATGTTGGTTGGGTTGAAAAATCAGATACAGAAAAAAATGTTTCTATTAAAAAGGCTGTAGACAACTATTTTGCTAAAGATGATGCTCCCGGTTCAACACATGAGGCAACTACTCAAGATGGTGACGCAACTGTAACTAGTCAAAACACAATTAATCTTTACCCAGATCAAGATGCTATCAAAAAGGGTGGCTCTGTTGGCAGTTATGTCAAGTGGAATTCCAGCGGTGGAACTGCTTATGGTAAAATTATTAGAGTTATTAAAAATGGTTCTTATAAAGTTCCCGGTACCTCGTTTGAGATTACAGGAACAAAAGAAGATCCTGCAGCAGCAGTAAGGCTGTATAAAAAAACTGAAAAAGGTTTTGTGGCAACTGACAAAATGGTTGGACACAAATTAAGCACTCTGACCCAAGTATCGGTCAAGATTACAAAGAGTGCCGATGAAAAACTTCTACGCAAAGGAGGGAATAAAGAAATGGCAGACGAAATAAACGAAACTTTCTCAGAAGAAGTTGTCGAAAATGTACCAGAAATTGAAGTTGTTGAAGAGTTTGCTGCTGTGGATTCTGAGGTAGTTGAAGGCGATGTTGAAAAAGCCGCAACCGTTTCCGAACTTCCAGTAGATGAACTAGACTTTGCAAAGATGGTTGACACTCTCAAGGCAGAAATCACAGAAACAATTACAAAGAATTATGCTGATGCTACTAATGCGGCTCAGGACGTTCAGAAATCAGTTGACGATGTTAACTCTCACATTCAGAAATCTATCGATGACTTTGGTTCAAAAGTTACCGAACTTTCAAATAATGTTGCGGAAGTTACCAAGATGGTTAGCGATTTACAGAAGCGTGTAGACGCATACGAAAGTGCAACAGCAATAAAGAAGTCTGGCGATGTACTAACATCTTCAGATGAAAATAAAATAACAAAGAGCATTTGGCAAGGACACTTCCTCGGTGTAAATAACATTTGATCTTGAACTATAAATCTTTAAAAAAAAGGTAGGTGAAAAAAATATGAGCAACGAACTTTTACAAAAAGTAATCGATACAACTAACCTTGGTACTCCATCTTACTCAGTAACTGCTGATGGTCAGACTGTAAACTCTGGTAATGGTAACCTTTACCCAGATCAGGCTAACCGTTTCCTTGACTATATGTGGGATGCAACAATTCTTGCAAAGTCAGCACGCACAATTCGTATGCGTTCAAATACGACAGAAATTGATCGTGTTGCAGTAGGGCAGAGAATTATGACCGTAGCACAGGAAGATCGCCCAGTTGACTGGGTTAATAACACTGGTTCAGGTGCATTTACTGCTCAGGGTGCTTTGTTCTCAAAGATTTCTCTAACAACTCGTAAACTACGTCTTGACTGGGAACTTTCAGCAGAAGCCCTTGAAGATAACGTCGAAGGACCAGATCTAGAAGATCACATTGCACGCCTTATGGCTACGCAGGCTGGTAACGATATTGAAGATGTACTAATTAACGGTGTTGGTACCTCAACAGGTGCAACTGGTTTGATGAGTGCATTCAAGGGTTTCCGTAGTCTTGCTGTTAACAACGCACACGTTGTTGATGCTGCTGGATATGGCCTAGATAAGTCAATCTTTAATGCTGCTATCAAGGCACTTCCTCGTAAGTACAAGCAACGCAGAAATCAGTTGAGATTCTTTGCAGGTTCAAACTTGGTACAGGATTATCTGTACAACCTTACTGCTTCTGGTGGTTCTGTTAATCCATATGATATTGCTTCTGGCATTATCCGTGGTGAAACAGCAGCCAACGATGGTGGTCCCGGTAGCACCACACCATTTGCATTTGGCATTCCAGTCATCAACGTACCGTTGATGGATGAGACAAGAGATTCAACTGGTAATCAGAACGGGGAGACAGGGTATGTTTCTGCAAGTGGTAGTTACGGTGACGTTCACCTTACCTTCCCACAGAACTTTATTGTTGGTATCAAGCGTGATGTTGTCGTTTATCGCGTGTTCCAGCCCAAGAAAGACACAATTGAATACACACTATTCATTCGTGTTGGCTGTGCAATCGAAAACTATGACGCCCACGTTATTGTTAAGAATGTTAAAACAGGTGCAGCAACTGCAACCAACTTTAATCAGACTTACACAAGAACTGATAATGCAGGTATTACTGGTGGTTCAAATACCGCTCCATATACAACTTCATTCTAATAAGAATGATAAACCACACAAGGGAGGCATTCGCCTCCCTTGTTTGGTTTCTGATATAATTTTTATATAAAGAAAGGAAAAAAAATGTCTTTTAATAATTTAAAATTGGCAGATCTTAAATTGGTAGCCGAAAATTTTAGTGTAGATTTACCAGAAAAAATTTCTAAAAACGATCTTGTTCTTCTTCTAGAAGAAGAAGGTGTAAGTTATGAAATGTATGAAAGTTTTAATAATGCAGCAAAAGATGAGGTTACTTTAGATGAAGAAGAACAGCAAAGGGCTGAAGCGTTAAGAAATGAACCAACACTTTTAGTAAAAATGGATAGATCTAATTTTTCATATCAGGTTGGTCCATACACTTTTACTTTAGATCACCCTTTTATTGCAATGCCTGAGTCTCATGCTCAAAAAGTTTTTGATACGGAAAAGGGATTTAGACCAGCCACTCCTAGAGAGGTTCAGGATTTTTATTCCTAAATGGAGGTAATTTAATTGCAAGAGATTCATAATGGATCTACTCAAACACTGCAAATTACTATTCTTAAGAATGGCGTTGAAAGTGCAGCAGATGGAGCGGTTTCTGTTTCAATTTACGATGTTTCTAGTGTTAATGCTAGTTCTTCTGCCCTTGTTACAGGAACCGCCTCTGCAACAGGTTCTCAAGGGGTATATGAATATTCAATAACCCCAACATTAACATCTTTAAATAGGGTTATAAGAACAGATTATTCTTATACATTAGGTGGAATAGCAACTAAACAGTCAACATATAATGAAATTGTAACTCCTTATGCTACGACATCTGATTTGATTGATTATTACAATTTAGGAACAAGCCCTAATGATTTAAATTATAAATCAGCAGAAGTTCTTCAGCAATTGGAAAAAATTGCTAGAACGCTTATTCATGGTTATTCTGGTCAAACATTTGGCAGGCGTTACTGGTTTCAAGAACAATTTGGTTCAGGTTCCGATGCCCTCTGGTTAACAGAAAGAATGATTTCAATTGATCAAATGTATGAAAATGGAGTTTTAATTTATGATACAACTGTAAGTCCATCCGTAAATTATTTTGGATTTCCTATTGAATTAACTCCAACTGGTAAATCAATTAGAGTTGTAAATGCTGGTTGGGATGTTAGGTACGATAATCAAGTAGACCCAACTGTTATAAATTATGGAAGATTTAGAGAGTCTACTAGATATAAAGTTTTTGGAACTGTTGGGTGGGATTATATTCCTATAGATATTAAATTATGTGCAATCCTTCTGGTGGGTGATCTGATGGCAAATGATGCTGCTTGGAGAATCAAATATTTAAGTGAAGTAAGTATGAGTGACACTTCATTTAAAATGGCTGGGGGAGCCTTTAACGGAACAGGCAACTTAATTGTAGATAACATCCTTGATCAATATCGTAATGTTGGAATGACAATTATCTAATGATTAATTCTTATATTGGCAGTATTATGAATATGACTGTTGATATTTATAGTCAACAGAATTCTCAAACTAATAGTGGGGCTATTAGTAGAAGTTGGGTTTATGATAAAACAATTGATTGTAAAATAGAACCTTTAAAGAGTACCATCAGTAGTCATGGTGAGGCAAAAGATTTTAAAACAAATAATCAAAATATGTATTTTGAAAATATAGAATTAAAAATTAAATGTGCTGTACCATTAAGTAAAAGAAATAGAATTACATCAGTAAAATCTTCAGATGGTCAAATTGTATATACTGAAATAGATAAATATAATAGTCCAGCCACCGTCTTTGAAGTAATTTCGTTACACGCGGTACTTGATCCGTTAGGAAAAATAAATTTTTATGAAGGACTTTTAAGAAGAGTTCAGGTGCAAGATAATGATACAAGTTTTAATTAATCCATCAGATATTAATAATGTTGTAAAAAAAATAGAACAAAAAGTACAACAAGCAGAAGCAACTGTTTCTCCTATGGCTTTAACAGAAATTGGTAAAGCAATTTTTACAATTACAACTAAGGCTTTTATTAGAGATTTATCTTTAGCAGCAAAAACTGATCCTAAAAAGTATCATCATTTATATGAATGGAATGAAATTGGTAGACCTTCAAGTAAACTTTTTCTTATAAAAAGAACAAATGTTCAATATGGAAAATTAAAAATTACCTTTATACCTATAAAATCAAGCAAACCAGTTCCAATAAAATCTAAATTACTTGAACCGGGAACTACTGGAAAATCTGTAAACTCTCATTATGTTTTTAAAAATAAAATGGAAATTATGGAAAGCGATACGCCAATTCATATAGTTACTAAAAATACTATTGTTTTTTTGAATAAAGAAAATGGATTAGTTTTTGTACCTAAAAATAAAATAATAAATATTCTTCATCCCGGCGGTCAGGCGACAACTAATTCTTTAAGAAATTTCTCAGAAATTTGGTACAACACTAGGTCAGAAACTGTTATTAATAATTCAAGAATTATTAAAGAAATAGAGAATTGTGTTGCTACTGTTTTGAATCGTCCTAATTCTAGTAAAATAGAAGTAATTAATTCTATTAAACAAACATCAGAAAAATACTCTTTAGGGATTGATACATTCTAATGGCAGATTATTATTCATTAGCAATAAATGAAATTAGACTTTATTTATGGGATCAATTAAAAAATGCGGGGATTCTGAAAGAATCTAACTATTATGCAGATGGTTTTGACACAGCAATAATTCCAATTATTCCAGAACAACAAGTTCCTGAATTCAATAATTTACTTAGTGGTCAAACATATATTGTTTACCAGTGTGAAACATTACCAACTGATACTCAATGGTGGATTTCTCATGAATTAATTAATTTTATGGTTTATTCTCCACGATATGATGAAGCAGCAGCAATTGTTAATTTTATGACAGACCTTTTTAGAAGATACGATGATTCAGCAAAAGATATTAAAACATTTAATATTGCTTCAACTAATTATTTATATTATTATTCAGCAATTCAAAGTATAAAATCTCCCCTTCCTTCAGAGTACGAAGGCGGCATTAAGACAGGTTATATCGATGTTCTATTCTGTTACAGCAGAATAACAGATGCAAACGGTCGTTTTTAGAATTAATTATGCTATCATAGTATTGAGGAAGTGAAATTGTCAATTTTTGGCAAAAGGTAGGTGAAATAAAAAATGGCTAACGCAAAAAATATTCTAGTTGGCGCAGCCCGTGTACTTGTATCTAATGGTTCAGGTGCAGCACGCCCAAACCTTACTGCAGCAAATTTCCCATATTCAATTGCTGATGGTGTAGGTACAACTGTTGGTTCTGCATCGTCAACCAGTGTTTACACATACTTAAACACTGGTGGTGTTGCTTCTGCTTATTGGCGTGATATTGGTTACACTAGCAATGGTGTGGAAATCTCATATGAACCCGGTTACTCTGATGTTATGGTTGATCAGTTGCTTGATGCTGCTCGTTTGTTCAAGCAGTCAGTTAAGGTAACTCTTCGTACTGAATTTGATGAGGGAACATTGGAAAATATCCATGTTATCTTCGGTCAGGCAGAGCAGTTCTTGAACTCTAGTGGTCAGGTAACAGATGCTTTAACTAATGCTTCAGCAGTAACTGGCGCTTCAGCACAACACCTGAATATCGCAGCAGGTGCAATTGGTGATGCTCCAGTAGAAAGATCAATCGTTCTTATTGGTAATGCTCCAGCATTCATTGGTGAAACTTTCGCAACACCTATTGTTTCTGGTTCTGGTAACGCCACCGCAGGTGTATCTTACAGTTCTGCAGGTACTATTAAGAAAGAACGTGTCTATGTTGCTCGTCGTGCAGTTCAGACTGAAACAGTAACACACTCACTAAAGCGTGATGGTGCAACTGTTTACCCAGTATCTTTCCGTTGTCTTCCAGAAGACGGTAGTGGTTACTCTTACTCAGGTGGCGCTACAAACGGTTCTGAATACGGTATCATTCTTGACCGTGTTTACAGTTAATCTATAACTTAATAAAGTTAAACATAGATACCTCGCTTCGGCGGGGTATTTATGTTTTATGTATAATTGTTGATATAATCAAATAGAAAAACTGGAGGATTGCATGGCTAACACAGTCTATGAAGTTGTAGATATTCAACTTTCTAATGGTGAAGATATTTCCATTAGACCGCTCACAATTAAAAATTTAAAAAAGTTTACTGAAGTTGTTAAAAAATTAGATGACCCAAAGATTACAACTGAAGAGCAAGCAATGGAAATCTTTATTGAAGCAGCGATGGTCTGCATGAGACAGTTCAAACCTGAACTTTCAGAAGATAAAGAATTATTTGAAGACATTATTGAAGTTCCTACTCTCATGAAGATTCTTGAAGTTGCTGGAGGGTTAAACATGAATGACCCAAACCCTCCACAGGCAGCGGATCTTCTTGGGATGAACTAGATCTTGTTGCATTAGAAAGCGAGGTTTTCTTATTGGGAAAATGGATAAACTACGACGAACTGGAATCAACCATGTGCGTCGAAGAATTGATTGTAACCGTTAACGCAATAAGAGAAAAAGAAAGTCGGGATCGAAAATTTTCTGCCGCCCTACAAGGCATCGATCTTGATGAAGAAGAAGCCGTGAATGATATTACAGATTTGAAGGGACTCGCTGCAGCACAAGAAGGATTCGGTATTGGAATGGGACTTGGCTACATGGAGATTGATGAAACCTCATGACCCAAAATATTAACCTTAATATAGTTGGTACTGCTAACTTTCTTCCAGCACTTTCGGAAATAAAGAAACTTAAGACTGCTATGTCCGATTTGCAGAATACGCAAATTGGTAAAGGTTTAAATACTCAATTAAATGCTCAACTTAAAAGTTATGAACAAGATTTTCTTAGAGTAATTCAAACAACAAAAGGTTTTAATGTTGAGCAAGTTAAACTTGCTGATGCTACTGATCATTTAACAACTAAATTGTCTAGGGGTCAGTTTAGTTTAGGTGAATATTATTCAATGTTCAAACGTAGCCGAACAGGTGTTGTTCAGGAACTTGAACAGATTGCTCAGGCTCAAGCAAAAGTTGCTAAATCATTTGTTATTCCATCTCAAAAAGGTGGATATGCTCAAGTAATTACTGATATGTCTGGTGTTGCAGACAAGGTGAAGACTGCTGAGATTTATCAAAAAGCATTAAATACGGCTATGATGGATGGCACTACTAAACTTATTAACTTTGGTAAGAATACTCAGTGGGCCGGTCGTCAGTTAACAGTTGGTCTTACAGTTCCACTTATGGCAGCAGGTGGAGCAATGGCAAGCATGTTCTATCAAGTAGATCAAAATTTGCGTAAAATGCAAGCCGTATATGGTGTTGGTGGTAAGGCCGGTGGAGCATTCTCATCAATTCTTCCTTCACAACAAGAAATTGCTAGTATTCGCACTCAAGTTGTTCAACTCAGTCAGGAAATGGCTAGAACGTATGGACAAACTGCACAGGAAACTGCTGGCGTAGCCGCAGACCTTGCAGCGGCGGGCTACACAGGAAACTCACTTCTTGGTCTTACAAAAACAGTAACTAAGGCTATGGTCCTTGGTGAATCTGACAGACAAACAGCAATGAAAGCAACAATTGCTCTTCAAAGTGCTTATAAATTAAGTACAGAAGAGACTGCAACTGCACTTAATTTTTTCAGCGCAGCGCAGGCTGCCACTAGCACAACCATGAGGGATTTGATTGATGCTATTCCTCGCGTTGGTCCAGTTGTAAGAAATCTTGGTGGATCGTATAAAGATACTGTAGCGATGCTTGTAGCCATGAAAGAGGGCGGCGTGGCGGCAGGTGAAGGTGCTAACGCTTTAAAGAACTCTCTTGGTAGATTAATTTCTCCTACAAAAACAGCAGTAGACTCACTTAAAGTTTTTGGTATAGATATTCTTGGAATTGTTAATAAAAATTCTGGCAATGTTGTTGGTATGATTGAAGCATTGCAGCAAGCACTTTCTAAATTAACTCCATTGGCTAGGCAGCAAGCCATTACTGACATCTTTGGTAAATTCCAAATGTCTCGTATGACAGCATTATTGGATAACTTTAATCAATCTGGTACACAGTCTGCAAAAGTTATGCAGATGATGGGTCTTAGTGCTAAGCAACTTTCTGAAATTGCAGCAAATCAGACAAAAACTCTTCAAGAATCAACTTCCGGTCAATTTAAAATTGCAATTGAAACATTAAAAGCAGATTTAATGCCAATTGGAGAAACATTCCTTCAAGTTGCTACGGTTCTTGTTAAAGCAGTTGATTTTATTGTTAAAGGATTTGACAAATTAGGACCAATAAAATATGTTTTAGGTGGCATTTTAGGTGGAGCAGCAGTGCTTGGCCCCGTCATCATGTTCTCTGGTCTTATGGCTAACTTAGTTGGTCAAGTATTTAAACTTGTACAATTATTCAGAATGTTTAGAGGCGGCTTTGCAGAAGGAGGCGGTTGGACATCTCCAATTAAATCATTAACTAACGCATTTGCTGGACTAAGTAATTATTTCCAAGAAATAGATAAGGCTATGGTTGCATCTGAAGCATTATCTAAAGATCTTAATGCAACAATGATGAAACAAGAAGAATCATTAAATATTCTTACTGCTGCTTTAACTAGATACACAAATGCTATTGCGCGTGCTGCTGAGATAAATGGTGTTAGTGGTGGAGGAATTGTTCCTCCCCCCAATGGGCCGTCTGGTGGTCCTGTAGGACCGGGAGGGATGCCATTTGCGCCCACTGGTGGACCAACTTCACCAATAGGAATTATTGGTAATGCTACTAGGCCAACTCCACCAGTACTAAATACTATGAGTGTAAATAAATCAGGGGCAGGGGAAGATGTAGGAAGAACTGGATTTGTTTATGAGACTCCTTCTGGAGATAAAGTTAAAGGTAATGAATTTATCCATCTTGTCACAGATAAAGTAACTCAAGGTGTTTTAGGTAACCTTGCAGTTGTTCCCGGCTATTTTGATGTTCCAAATTCACCGGGTGTGGCATTAAATAGAAACTTAAAAGAAAACCCCCTGCCAATTATTCCACCATCTATGATGAATGATGAAGAAATTGTTAAAAGAGTTTTGCGTGATCTTAAATTGTCCACAGCGGCTTGGTCTGTAGAAGCACATGCTCCAGCGATGAGCCTTGAAAATATTACAAATTCTGAATCAAGTAAAATTGCTATGCTTCGTGCTATGCAGCAAATGGGTCCATCTGTTCTTCCACAATTGACGGCGTTACATCAAAATGGGGCTACTGGCGAGGATGTTCATAACTTTTTTGCTAATGCTCTGGGTCCAGAGCAATGGCAGGCTATGCGTAGGCAAGCAGTTCAAGATGTTTTGGCTGCGTATGAGGCAGCCCAAAAATCTGTTCATGAACAACTTATTGCAAGTGGCAGGGGTTCGCAAATTGGGACTACAGCAGGTTTACAGGCTGTTACCTCGCAGTTTGGTTCAGAGTTATTAAAAGAATATAAAGTAATTATTGATAATATGGATCAGCAAATAGTTACTGCATTAACTGTTGAATCTGAAAAAACAGGACAAGGGCTTTCTACTGCAATTAGAGAGGGTATGCGTAGAAATGCTGTTCCAGCATTAATTAACCTTGGTGCTACTGCTGCTACTCATGGAGATTTGGTTGTTAAAGAATTTGAAAATTTGATTCATATTACTCAACAGGCAATGGCAAAGATTGCAAGTCAGGTTGGATCTACTGCAGTTGAAGTTGCTGCAATGTCTGGAGTTGGAACTGCTCCTGCTATTAGTCAGGCTGCAGCAAGAGTTTCTAGAATTGAACAAATTACAAGGGGCGGTCTGGGTGCAGTTAGATTAGCAACTGGTGGTAAAGTTCAGGGACCGGGTGGACCTAGAGATGATGCTATTCCCGCCATGCTTTCAGATGGAGAATATGTTGTCAATGCTAATGCTGTTGGGCATTATGGAACTGGGTTCTTGGATGCTGTTAACACTAAGAAGTTGGCAGGCGGTGGCCCAGCAGAATCGCGTCTTGCGGGTATTATGGATAGCCTATTTGGGCGAGAAAGAATGCAGTCATCCGCACAGATTGAAAAATATTTAAGATCATCCAGAAGTGCTTATACTGGTCACAACATTGAAGATTTTTTTGCCTCTCGTAAGGGTGCAGACAATATTGATTTGAGACATATTGAAGATTTAATTGCATCTCATAAATTGGCTGGGACGGTTGAAGAACAACAATTAATTACAGCCTTGGAACAACATGCTTCAGGCGATTGGGGTAATAAAAGCCCACTTGCTCAATTGTCTCCAGAAATTGTAGATGCTGGGCGAGCGGCTTTACAAAAAAGATTAAGTGAAATTCCCGGCGAAACTGTAAGGCTTTATCGAGCAATTAGAACTACTCCAGAAACTGGTAAAACTGCTCCCGGTCACTATGGGTATCTTGCAGAAGGCCAAGCAATTGAGGAACATCAACCATACACTTCATATTCTTCTGATATTGAAAAGGCGATGACTTTTGTAGGAAATGGTCAGATTGCTAATGCAAGGATTGTTGAAGTTGATGTTCCTAAGACTGCTATTGTTGGAATTCAAAATGCTAACTATACTGGTAAACCGGGAGAGGGAGAGTTCATTGTTAGAACTTCTGATATCCCCGGCGGCACTAGATATGTAACTTTCACTGGTCTTTCTACAACAAGAAAAAAATCTAACGATCCTTTGCTCAAGTTCCTTGCTAAACCGGGTTCAGAGTCTAAAGGTATGCTGCTTCAGGATATTGCTAGAAGGTATACTCAAATGCCTTCACCAGAAGCATCTTCTAGAGTACCGGGTTGGTGGGAAGAAAGTCAAAGGCAGGATGCTGAAACTCGCGCAGGTAATTTTAATTTCGGCCCTAGATACAGCCCAGAACATCAATTAGAATTTTTTGGTATTACTCCAGAAGAAGTTCAAATTGCTCGCCAGCACTTGGAAGAAAAATATGGGATGCAAGTTGAAGAACTTGCAAAGCAGAAGAATAAAAAAATTATTGGTAAGAATTATGAAGATCAAACTCTTTTAAGATTGGCTTCTGATAAAGAGTTTATTCCTTCTGAAACTCCCGGCACTATGTCTACTATTTGGTCACCTAATTATATTAATAGGGCTAAGGGCGGTGGTGTTGGTCAATTCCATCATAATAGATTCTACAA